TGCAGGCAGACCCAGGCACAGCCCGCACAAGCCTTGCAGCTATGCAGACGGTAGAGATTAGCGAGTACGGGGCCTTGTATGTAGATGCCGCTGGCTCGTTTGTCTTTCAAGATCGTAACGTAACGGCTGGCAGTACAGGAGCTACGCCTACAGTATTTAACGATAACGGCACAGATATTAGCTACTTTAACGCGGTGTGGCGCCTTGACGATACGCTAGTTTACAACTCAGCCAACGTTACCCGCACAGGCGGTACAACTCAAACGGCTATAAACCAAGCCAGCATAGATAAGTACTTTGTGCATAGCTACAACCAGCAAAACCTGCTAATGGAGACAGATGCCGTGGCCCTGGATTATGCACAGGCATACGTTGCATCTAGAGCTGAGACCAGCATCCGTTGCGATGCTATTCAGCTAGACCTCTATACCGATAATTACAACTTAGGCATTATTGCAGCGCTAGACCTGGACTACTTTGACCCTGTAACTATTACAACTAACCAGCCTGGCGGATCAACGCTAACTAAGACTTTGCAGGTGTTTGGCGTAGCTCAAAGCATTACGCCTAACAGCTGGAAAACAACACTTACCACTTTAGAGCCAATTATTGACGGCTTTATATTAGACTCATCCATATACGGTTTGCTTGACAGCGGCGTATTAAGTTATTAAGGAGATAGGACTATGGCAGCTGGATTAGGTTTTAAGACCTTTACTACTGGCGAGGTACTTACGGCAGCTGACACTAACGGCTACCTAATGCAAGGCGTACTAGTGTTTGCCTCAGCGGCAGCGCGTGATGCAGCTATCACCTCACCGCAAGAGGGTCAGTGCTGCTACCTAAAAGACACCGATGCCGTGCTGACTTACTCAGGTGCAGCTTGGGTTGGCTTTGACGATAGCAACGCAATTCAAAACACAATTGTTGATGCTAAGGGCGATTTAATTGGAGCAACGGCAGCCGATACTCCAGCACGCCTTGCAGTAGGTACAAACGGGCAAGTCCTGACGGCTGACTCAACCGCCGCAACTGGCCTTGCTTGGGCAACCGCTTCAACTTCTGCAACTTCTTTAGGTTATACCGCTGGAAAAAATAAACTTATCAACGGTGATTTCAGTATTAATCAGCGTTCATTCACAACTACTTCAACAAGTGGAACTTATGGTTTTGATCGCTGGGTTATGCAAAAGGGTGGAACTGACGGAACTTGCACTTATACACCACAAACATTTACTGCTGGAACTGCTCCTGTTGCTGGTTATGAAGCAACAAACTTTGCTCGCTTAGTAACTGCCGCTGGAACTGCAACAAATGTCTTTGCATTTCTTGGACAGAGAATTGAAGATGTGCGTACTTATGCCAATCAAACAATTACAGTTTCATTCTGGGCTAAGGCTGCAAGTGGCACACCAAAAATTGCCGTCGATGTCGAACAATACTTTGGAAGCGGTGGATCAACTCAGGTCAATACTCCAGCAGGTGCGGTTACGATTAGCACTTCTTGGGCTAGGTATTCGGTGACAGTAACCGTTCCAACAATTAGTGGAACTACAATCGGCGCTGGCAGTTACACAGGAATCTTGCTCTGGGTTTCTGCTGGTTCCACTTTTAACACTCGCGCTTCTTCTATCGGTATCCAGAACAACACATTCGATGTGTGGGGCGTTCAATCTGAAATCGGTTCTACTTTGACTGCTTTCCAAACTGCAACAGGCATACTTCAAGGAGAATTAGCCGCTTGCAGTCGTTATTTTAGAATTTGCAGCAGCGCATCAGGTATTAACACAGGAGGTACTGCAATGCAATGCACTATTTACCATTATGGAATGCGTACTACACCTTCGGTTGCAGTTACCGCTGCAGTTACTTATACCGATGTTACAACGGCAGATTTTACACAATCTGTAGCAGGCATAACTATAATTGAAAATGATGCAAATGGTGGAAGGTATCAAAGTCAAAACTTTACAGGAGCGACTCCAAATAGACCATATATTTTAATTTCAAGCGGTGGTAAAATTCAATTAAGTGCGGAGTTATAAAATGGAATATACATACACAGAAATCTTTGACAAAGACGGCAACCTTCAATGTCTTAATCGTTCAGATGGTTGGTCAATTCCTATTGACCCAGCCAACTCTGACTATCAGGCATATCTAAAATCATTGGAAAATGCAGACTAGCTACAACGGCTGGCCAGCATCTAAGGAGCAGGCTGAGATAGGCGTAAAGCTTTTTAAGGTTGAGGGCACAAGCCTTAAAATCCGCTGTGCTGAAAAGGTAGCGCCTTTGCTTATTAATTTTGCTAAAGAGTTTAACGAGCTAATAGAGCCAATAGAAGGCGGCACGTTTGACGATTGGGGCTATGCCTACAGAGATGTAAGAGGTGTGCCAGGCAAGTTAAGTAATCACGCTAGCGGCACAGCTATAGACCTAAACGCAACTAAACACCCTTTAGGCAAGGTAGGTACGTTTGATGCAGCTAAGGTGCCAATGATCCGTGCCCTGGCTAAAAAGTACGGGCTAACGTGGGGCGGAGATTGGACTAGAAAAGATGAAATGCACTTTGAGATAGCACTAAGCCCTGAAAAGGTCAGGGTTTTAATTACCAAGTTAGGGATAAAAAATGCCAACTAGTTCACAAGTAAGCGTAGGTACTACAGCTACATTATTAGTAGCAGCCTCAACCTTTGACCAAACCGTGTGGATACATAACTCAGGCGGTGCGACGTATATAGGTGGTAGCAACGTAACTACAGCAAACGGTTACAAGTTGGACACCGATGATAAAATGCAGCTACCCGTAGGCGATAATGAAGGCCTTTATGGAATTGTGGCCTCAGGTACTAACACAGTATTTATATTAAAACAGGTCAACTAAGGGGCATTGAAGGAGCAATAATGAAAGAGCAACTAAAGGCTGCGGCCTTGTCCTACCTACGTGCAGCTCTATCGTGCGTGGGTGCGCTGTATCTATCAGGTATTACAGACCCTAAAGTACTAGCTAATGCTTTTTTAGCTGGGCTAATTGGGCCAGTACTTAAAGCTATAGCACCTAATGAAAAGCAATTAGGGATAGGCGCTAAGTAAGTGTCACAGGCCCAGGCATACATAGCCGTAGCGTTGGGGATTGCTACGCTTTCAGGGCTTATGGCTGGGCTTGTGCGCCACCTTGTTAAGTATTACCTATCTGAGTTACGCGATGACGGCAACGGCGGGCATAACCTTAAAGGTAGGGTTGAGCGTATAGAGATACGAGTAGATAAGATTTACGAGCTGTTGCTAGAGGACAGGCTTAGTAAGTAGGGCGTGTCGCGTTGTCTTTTGTCGGTGGGTAGGGTCATACTTTTACTACACACGCCGAGAGGGCTACTCGGATAAGTAGCTTATCGGCCTTAACAAAGGGCGAAAGATGAACAGTTTAGATCTAATAGTAGTGGGTATGGTTTGCCTGTTTATGGGCTTATTTATCTACGCAGCTTATGAAATGGGCTACAAAGTAGGCCTGGGTGAAGGTTACCTACGTGGCCGTAATATCGCTAAGGCGCTAAAAGAAGCTGAGGCCAAGCGATGAGTAACTTTTTAGAGGGCTACGAGGATGTCAACGCCCGCATTATCAGGGCGCGTTTAGAGTTCCCGACCTTGCGCCTAGTCGCATACATAGAGGATATAGACATAACAAAAGGTTATATTCTTGTTAAGGCTGAGGCCTACAAAGAATACGAAGATCATCTACCTAGCGCTGTTGATTATGCTTTTGAGATGCGTTCAGACCGTGGCGTTAATTTACACTTTTGGGTAGAAAACGCGGTAACTAGCGCTTATGGGCGCGTTATCGGTTTGCTGACACCTGGCGGTATTGCTCGTAGTACTAAACAGGATATGGAAAAGGTAGAGGCGCTTAGTACTAAGGACGTAGCACCTGTGAGCGATGATCTATGGGCTACCACACCCGTAGCACAGACCATAGAGGCAGTTAAAAACGAGCTAGGGGGCATCTACCTACAGGGCAAACCTGAGTGTAAACACGGTGCCCGCGTTTGGCGTACAGGCACTAGCGCTAAGACAGGCAAAGAGTGGGGCAACTACAGCTGTATCGAAAAGAGCAAGGCAACACAATGCGACCCCGTTTGGTATATGCAGACTTCTACAGGTTGGGCGCCCCAGGTATGAGCGACAGCTACGAGTTAATCAACCTAAAAGAGATGACAGGCAAACTCTTTGTTAACGGTGAGTTAGCAGCTGAGTACAAGGTAGAGCAGTGCGATAAATGCGCCCTTGTGGCACAGCTAGATAAGTTTGGCTATCAAAAAAACAGCTTTGAAAACATCATATGGTTTTGCAAAGGCTGCCGATGATAGACACAGAGCAAGAGCTATTTAATTACATCAAAGGCCGTTACTTAGAGGATCTAACTAAGTCATCCGACCAATACGAGTACCACGATGCTACTAGCACTTTGTATAGGCTGCACATAGAGCTTAAATGCAGGCACACGCATTACGATGATCTGCTTATAGAGCAAGAAAAGTATGATGCGCTAATTCAACAGGCCGAGCGCCTGGGCTTTACGCCCTTTTACGTAAATGCCACACCTAAGGGCATCTACGCCTTTAACCTGCGTAAGATAACGGTTAAGTGGTCAGTTAAAAAGCTGCCTGCTAAGACAGAGTTTGACTCTCAGGGCCAGGTTGATAAGACCGTGGCCCTTTTGCCTATTGCAGAGGCGGTGCAGCTATGAAGTTTGCCTACGCTGATCCGCCTTATTATGGTTGTGGCCAGTCGCATTACGGTGAGCATCACGAACAAGCGGCTATATGGGATACAAAAGAGGCACACTTTGAGTTAATTAACAGGTTAGTTACAGATTACCCTGACGGCTGGGTATTAAGTTGCAACCCTAGAGATTTACAATGGCTGTTGGCAGCCTGTCCTGAGGATATTAGAGTAGGGGCTTGGTGTAAAACGTGGCACCAAATAAGGCCTACTACTACACAATTTGCCTGGGAACCTGTTATATGGCGAGGCGGCAATAAAAATAACAAACGATCTCCAATGGTAAGAGACTGGATAACCTGCGCAGTTACAAGGCAAAGAGGTCTTAAAGGCGCTAAACCTGCCACCTTTAACCAATGGGTTATAGATTTATTGAACGTGCAAGAAGGTGATGTTTTAGATGATTTATTTACTGGCACTAATTCGATGCAAAAAGCTTTAAACACGCCTACATTAGATTTTGTCGGGGGCATCTTATGAGTGAGTTAATACGCTTTGAGTGCCGTAGCTGTAAGAAAATAACAGAGCAGATAGAGCGCATAGTTACAGATAACCTGCCTGCTAACGTAAAGGTTTTACAATGCAAGGTATGTAGCAAAATGAGCGTTTGCCTCTTGGTTACTTATGCCGATGTATGAATATGAGTGTATTAGCTGCTCAATACGCTATGAGGTGCAGCGATCTATACACGATGTAAATATACCTAAGTGTTGTGGCTTTGATATGCGCCGTATTTATGACCCAGTAGGTGCCATATTTAGGGGCACAGGTTGGGGCAAGGATGCTAAATAGTTATCCACAGGAGTTATCCACAGGCACTAATAACTGTGGAAACACGCCCAACAGTACGCTCAAAGTTGCAACCTATTTGACACGTAGGTTAGCATCACAACTCGCTGGCGAGCCGCTGAGGCGGATAGCTCGCAGGCGTAGTTTGGTGCTTTTGGCCGTGCTATGTGTAATTGGGATTACGCCAGCTAATGCAACTGATCCAAGCAAAGAAAACTACAAGATATATGCACATCTAAAGCTATTAGATGATAAGCAATACAGATGCCTGGTTACTTTATGGCGTATGGAAAGCCAATGGTCACCTACAGCTAAGAATAAAAAGAGCAGCGCATACGGCATACCTCAGCTGCTAAAGATGAAAGAGACTAACCCATATAAGCAGATAGACTTAGGCTTGAAGTATATTGCTAAACGTTATGGCAATCCTTGTAAAGCTTTAGATCATCATAAGAAAGTAGGGCATTACTAATGGCTAATCGTGGTGACCCTAGACTAAAACGGGCATACCGTGACGGGTTCCGCACCAAGATACTGCAGCGTGACGGTTACGTATGCTTTTACTGTGGCCAAGATGCAGACCAGGTTGATCACGTTATCCCAATCTCTAAAGCCCCTGAGTTGGTAGTCAGTCCTGACAACGCTGTAGCCTGTTGTAAGCGATGCAATACACGCAAGGGGAATAGGTCACAGGGCGTTTTTTTAGCCACAAGTGCTAC